AAAGCATCGCCCACAGGGTATGCGGCATACGGGGATGGGGCGATGGATCTCCCCGGCGACTCGCAAGCCGCGTACATGCGGGCGATGCGCCTAATCGGGATGCGCCGGCCGGTGGCGCTATGAGTGAGGCGGGAGACGAGGCGATCGCGGCTCAGGAGCTGCGAGCGATGCACGATCGGGGGGCGGCTCGAGCTGCGGCCGCATCGGCAGCGCTCGATCTCGTGGTGCTCGAGCTGCAATCGGCCGGCATCCCGGCCACCCGCGATCCGGGAGACTTCCAACCACCCGGCGCGATCGTCTCCGCGCCCACGATCGCCGGCACCGCCACGATGGGGAGTATCGGCCTCCTGATCCCGATCTACGCGGTGACTCCGGATCCCGGCTCCGATGGGCTCGATCAGATCCTCGCGTGGGCGTGCCAGATCCTCGAGCTGTTCAACGAGACGAGCTCGGAGCCGGCGAGCTGGATCTCGCCACTCAACCCGAACGGGCTCCCCGCCTATCTCGTCACCCTTAGATGGAACATCACCACCGGATAGGAGCACGCAATGCCATTCACCGATAGCCGGCTCGGGCCGGGCACGCTGAAGATCGGCACGCCGGCGCCCGGCACAGAGTTCGGGTTTCAAGTTAGCAATTGTGTTCTGACCCCAGCGGCAGACGAGGCGGACGGCACCCCCACGCTCGCGGTGCCCGATCCGGCGCCCGAGCTGACAACGAATTTCACCCTGGATGGGACGGCGATCGCCGACCACGGATCGAGCAGCGGATTCTCCCGGTACTGCTTCGAGCATGACGGCGAGACGATGGATTTCGAGTGGGTGCCGAATAGCTCGGAGACGACACCGGCCACGCTGACCGGGCAGATCCAAGTGCGAGCGTTTCCAATGGGCGGCGCCGTGGGCGAGCAGATCACGCAGGATTTCTCATTCCCCGTGGTAGGCGGCAAACCCGTGTGGGCCGGCGGCGCCGCGGCGACGGCCACGAGGGAGAAGGCGGCCGCGAAGTGATCCGGCTCTCGGGCACGATCGTGTGGGAGGGCGGCCGCCGGCAGGAGATCGAGATCACCCAACGGGATTTCGTGGCGTGGGAGCAATACGCGGTGCGGACCGGGCTCGATCCTTCGCCGGCGAATGCTCCGCCGATGATGTGGGCCCGGTATCTCGGCTACGCGGCCGCACAGCGGCTCGCCGGCCGGGCCCGTGCGGAGTGGCCACTGTTCGAGGATTGGGAGGCGGAGGACGTGGAGCTCGAGGGGGAGGACGGGGCGCCGGCGATCGCGCCGGCAAACCCTACCCTCGTGGATCGATCGGCCGGATGATCGCCACGCTCTCACTCGTTACCCGGATCCCGCCGGCGCAGCTCCTCGAGGAGGACCCCGAGATGATCGCCACGCTCTCCGAGCTCGCAGCGAAACGCTAATGGCAACCAATCGGCAGAGTTTCACGTGTGACACCCGCGACCTTACCGGGCTCCTCAAGGGGCTCGGGAAGGTGGAGAAGGGACTCCGAGACGAGTCAAACGTGCGGCTCCGCAATGCCGCCGGCGTGGCCGCCGGTGGGCTCGCCGGCGAGCTCCGCCAATCCGCGGCCGGCTCGAGCACGCCACAGGCGCGGATCGTGGCGGACTCGATCCGGATCAAGCGCGATCGGCTCGTCTCCGTGCAGATCGGAGGCGCCACCCGCGTAGGCTCGAGGAGCACGCCGGCCGGCGCGATCGTGTGGGGCAGCGAGCACGGCGGCCAAAACTTCGCGGCGCCGGCCGGCGGCTCCTACTGGATCGCGCCGGCGGTGGATCGCTACGCGGCCGGCGGCGCCCAAACCGCCTATCTGGCCGCGGTGAATCAGATCCTCCGAGACGCGGGGATCCTATGAGTGGGATCTCCTCCGTAGTGATCCGGATCGGCGCGGAGACGGCCGGCGCCGTCTCCTCTATCCGGCAGGTCGATAAGGCGCTCGGAGACACACAGACGAGCGGCCAGAAACTCCAAGGCGGGATCCAGAAAGCCGCGGTGCCAGCGGCCGCGGCACTAACGGCGCTCGCCGGCGTGGCCGTTATCAGCGCGAAGGCGGCCGCGGAGGATGCGGCGAGCCGGGAGAAACTCGATTCACAGATCCGCCGATCGACGGGCGCCACCCAATCCGCGATCGACGCAAACGAGGCGTATATCGATACGCTGATGCGCCAGACGGCGACCACCGATGACGAGCTCCGCCCGGCAATGGCGCAGCTCGTGCGGGCGACGGGCGACGTGCACGAGGCGCAAAAACTCCTGGCGCTCTCGACCGACCTCGCCGCGGCCAGCGGTAAACCCCTGGCGACAACCACCGCGGCGATCGCTAAGGCGCAAGCCGGCAGCTATACGAGCCTCAAAAAGCTAGTTCCGTCTCTCTCCGATGCGGCTATCAAGAGTGGCGATTGGGCAGCGGTGCAAAAGGAGCTGAATAAGCAAGTGGGAGGCGCGGCCGCGGACTCGGCGCAAACCGCCTCAGGCCAATACAAACTCATGCAAATTTCCATGTCGGAGCTGCAGGAGTCAATCGGCGCCGGCCTCCTGCCCGTGCTCCAAGCAATCCTCCCCGTAATGACCAGCTTTGCCGACATCGCCGGCGGCCATCCCGGCGCGATCCTGGCCGTGGGCGCCGCGATCGCCGGCCTCGCCGCAGCGGTGGTGCTAGCGAATGCTGCGCTCACGATCCATAACGCGCTGCAGCTCCTCACCCAACGGAGTATCAGCATTACCGCGATCAAAACGAAGATTGTCACAGTGGCCACTCGAGCCTACGCGATCGCGCAATGGCTCCTAAACGCTGCACTAAGCGCTAACCCGATCGGACTAATCATTATCGCTATCGCGGCTCTCACGGCCGGCGTGATCCTGGCATATCGCCACTCGAGCAAGTTCCGGGAGATCGTGCAATCCGCCTTCTCCGTGGCCAAACAAAACGCGATCCTCCTCCTCGGTCCGATCGGGCTCCTAATCCGAGCGTTTCAGATCCTCTACCAGCGCTCCGGCACGGTGCGGACGGCGGTAAAGGCGGCAATGGATGCGATCCACGCGGCGATACAGCGGGTGCTCGATCTCGTCAATGATCTCATCGGCGCGATCGGCAATATCCATTTCCCGAGCAAACCGGATTGGGTGCCATTCTCGGCGCCGGCGCCGGCCGGCCCGAGCACGCGGGCGGCCGGCAGCGGTGGGCCGGTGGTAAACGTGACGATCTCGGGGGCGATCGATCCGGAGGCGACGGCGTTAGCGATCCGGCGGGTGCTCGAGCGCTACGATCGGCGCCGCGGCCGGCGGCCACTCGGGGGCGCCTAGGTGCTCGTGGAGGTACGGATCCGGGGAACACTCATCCCGGCGGACCACGTGATCGCAGACGTGGTGATCCGCTCGGGGCGGACGCGGGCGGACGATGGGCTCTCCGCCTCGTCTGCCACGATCGAGATCGTTACCCCGGACCCGGCCGGCGCCGCGGTGAATATCGCGGACGTGCTCGAGATCACGATCGACGGCCACCCGCGGTTTCACGGCAGGATCTCGGAGATCACGCGGGCGGCCAGCTCGCACCCCACGGACACGAGTTTTACGATCGTGGCGGTGGGCCCGATCGCCCGGCTCCCCCGCGTGCAGATCGCGCTCCCACTCCCGGCGACGAATGCCCGAGCTCGGATCTCGAGCGTGCTCGCCGCGGCCGGCATCCCCGCCGTGCTCGAGGGCGGAGACGCATACGCGCTCGCCGCCTACGGCGTGGCCGGGGATCCGCCGGTGGGCGCGGACGAGGTGATCGGCGCGATCATCACCGATACCGGCGTGGTGGTGGCCGATCTCGGAGACGGCTCGATCCTCTGCCAGTTCCTAGACTCGAGGACGAGCTCGGACGAGTGGACGCCGGACCCGGAGATGACCTACGTGGACGTGCAATGGGAGCAGACAGACGAGCTCGTGAACGATATCGCGGTGGAGTGGCCGGGCGGCGCCGCGGCGACCGCCTCGAGCGCCGGCTCGATCGCAACCTACGATCGGCACGCGGTAACGCTGAATACGGGGCTCGGCACGCTCGCTGCAGCTCAGCAGCGAGCGAGCTCGATCATCGCCCGATTAGCGCTCCCCACGTGGCAATGCGGCGCCGTCGAAACGTGGGACGCGGGATTTTTCGATCACGGGATCGGCGCCGTGGTAACGATCGCTCCCCTAACCTCGCAGGCGCCGGTGCCCGGCGGCTCGTGGGAGGGCGTGCTCGAGGGGTGGGAGGAGCAATACGGGCCCAGCGCAGCCGGCGAGATCGTGGGAACGTGGATCCTCAGTGTCTCCGATCGGGCCCACTCCGCGGAGACGGTATCGTGGGCGAACGTCTCGCCACCCACGCTCAAGTGGAA